ACGTTAGAAATTGGGATGGCCATTGCTCAATCCTTCCTGATCAAATTGTACGGTTAGCGTGCGTAAATACCTACGTCCGGACGCCGATCTGCGGCGCGTTGGATACGGAACTGGATGTCGTCGGAGAACTTGCTGTTCTGCAGCAAGTCAGCCTGGGCTGCCTTCGTGAACTTACCGTAGAGTTCGCGCACTTGCGTCTGCTGGGCGTCCAATGGCAAGGCTTGGAAAGCCGACTTCTTGGCCAGTGCCTCAATGGAATCGGCAACCGTCCCCATGCGCGGCTTGCCTTCTGCATCCAGCTCTCCGGTTGGGGCGACGATCTTTCCCAATTGGCTCATCATGTAGGAATGCTCCTCTGGCTCCAGCTTTACCCTGATACCTTTGTACTCAAGATTTGCATCCGGCTTTTTGATGGACATTTTTAGCGCAATCATCACCTTGTCGGCGGGGCGCTGCTTGTCGTTGCTGAAGCGGATGCCGGTGGTGCTGGCTAGCCAGGGGTTGGCCGGGTCAACGTCGGTCATCACCTCGCCTAAGTAGTCATATTGGGCTGGCAGACTGTCCGATAGGAAGGGCGTCTTGGCCAGAACCTTGTTGAAGCCTTCGTAAAAACCTTTGACCACCGTCGGCAACTCAGGCGAGGCCGAGGTCACGCGCCGGGTGTTATCCATGCCACGCTCAATCATGGCTCTTGCACCTGAGAAAACGCCCACGGGGGAGCCTTCAATGCCGAATTGCACCGTGGTGGAGGCGATCTGATTGAGCGCCTCCCTGAAGGCCACCTTTGGGTTGGGGATGGTCTGGCTGAAAGCGCCGGCCAATGCGCTGATCGGCGTCATCACGGGCAACTGGCCAACGTAGTTGTACAGACCGAACACTGCGCCGAGAACAACTTGGCCGACAGCATCCTCGTTGTCCTCGTACCGCCCGTATTCCACCGCGTCAGACATCATGGCCAACGGCCCAGAGATCGGGTCGATGCCGCGATATGGGACATACAGCCTGCCATCGGTGCTGATGCTAGGGTCAAGCTTCATGGAGCGCAGGTAGTCCACAAACTCGTTGTCCCACTCTTCTTTCTTAAACACAAAGGAGTAAGGTCTCCAACCGCTTTCCATGTAGATCCGGCGCAGGTTGGTGTCGCCGGGCCCGCCGCCAGTCATGCGGCCATCGGCCACATAGCTGCCCACGCCCAACATCAAGGTTGCGCCCATGCCGAACTTAGCCATGGCCAGCTCTGCCTTGGCACCACCAGCGCCCATGTCGGCGCGCCACTGCGAGGACAGCGGGGCCAGCCAACTGTGCTGCAGGGACTCGCTGGTCACCCAGATGGGCGTCTTTACGAAGGGCATCAGCAGCTTGCCAAGCAGGTTGCTCTGCGCCAGATCTTGGATCTGCGCCGATGCACCAGACAGCTTGCGGCTGAAGGTGATCATCTGGGAGAAGTCGGTGGCTGCCTCCTCAATGTTGCTGGGCGGGTCACTCAAGATCTCGGCCATGCGGTTCAGGCCAATGACCTCAGCTTCGTCCGCAGTCTTGCCGGCCTCAACGGCGGCGCGTCTGGCATCTGCCTGCGCCCGGTAGGCTTGGGCATACAGCTCGGCACGGTAGCCCATGGTCTTGAAGACCTCGTCCATTGCCATGATCGGGCGGCCACCTAGCAGGGTCACGAAGTTGGCGTAGCCGTTGATGCCCTTAATCAGCCACTCAGTCTCAAGGCCGTAGTTGCGGGCATCGAAGATCTGATACTGGCCCTCAAGGCGCTGGCCGCCATCGCCCAAAATGTCCACGCCCTCGCGCATCTCCCTGGTGGTTCCCGTCTTCAAAGCCTGCCAGCCAAGCGACAGACCCTCGCGGAATGCGCTAACCATGCCGGCCACCAATGCTCCGGCCTCGCCCATCTCCACCTCACCACCCATGCCCATCGCACGCTTGCCTGACCCGATGGCTCCAGCAATGGCGCGGGTGGCGACAGTGCTGGCCAAGAAGGTGGTGTTGGCCGTCAGGTTGACAACGTGCGTGCCAGTGGCCGACAGCAGGCCATTCTTCCATGTGCGATCCCACAGGTCGCGGATCAGGCCAGTCCTGCTGACCTTGTTGAGCAGGCCCTCGCGGGCACCGTCCTCCGTGAGCTGCACAAAAGCCTGAACCAGATCCTTCAGTCCCTGGGATACCTGCGGGTTCTCCAGCATAGCCTTCATCTCGGCATCACCCACAGCCGGGATCTTGATGTCCATGTTTGCCAGGATCTGGTTGGCCATGCCCTCGGTGATCTGCATCCGACCAGCAGCCGTGGTCTGAGCCCCTCGAGTTCCGATTAACTTGTAAGTTTCAAACAGGACGTTCTGGCGGCTCAGTAGCTTGAGCAGCCGGGCCTGCAACTCGGTGTTATCTGGATTGACATACGCCTGCCGGGCCAAGTCCCAGAACTGCTTGGCATTAACGTGGCTGCCTATGCGGAGATAGACCAAGTCGTCCGGCATCTTGTCGTACTTGGATCGCATCGCCTCCAAGTCCTGCACCAGATCGCCACCCAGATTCCTGCCCTTCACATCTGCCAGCAGGCTGTCCCAAGTCTTGTGTTGGGTGCTGACGCCAGACGACTGCACCATAGCCAAAACGGTCTGCTTGAAGTCAGCAGGCCCGTCCATGCGATCTAAGTTGATCAGCGTGTCCGGTGGGGCGCCGGTGGATGGCGCCGCCTCAATGGTGTTTTCGATCTCGGTGAGCTGGTTCTGCAGTTTTTGAACTTGGCCGGTGACTGCATCGGCTCGGGGTGTGGCCGGCTTGGGTGCAGCAGGCGCTGCTACGGGGGGCGTAGGAGTCTGTTTAGCCGGGGTGACGCCTGCAGGCGGGGTAGCTGTCGGGATCGCCTCTACGGCACGCTGAGTGGCTTCCCTGGACTTCTTTGCGGCCTGTCCCTCACGCACCATCTTGCCGCCAGATTTAATCAGGTCGATGATCGGGCCGAGGCCGGCCACTTGCACACCTTCTGCGGGGATAGTGATGGCTTCGCTGTTGCTGATGTCACCGATCTCTGCATTCGGTTCGGGCGGCGTTGGCGTTGCCGGAGCATCTGGAAGCATTTGCTCCAAGCGGTCATTCAACGGGGAGATGGCCATTACTTCTGCTCCTTGTCCTGCATTGTCGCCGCACCCGCAGCAGTCCCAGCAGGCACTGCGGTAAACAGGGGCTGGCCCTTGCCAACAGACTCGCGCATCTGCGGGGTGATGTCGATGTAGCGCACAGGCTCGGCACCGTCAGCTTGCACCGTGGTCTGTCCGACCTTGGCATCCCACTTCTTGCCGTACTTAGCCAAGAACTGCGGATAGACCTCGTCGTAGTATTTCTTCATGCCTTCACCGCCGACTGTGAAATCTGTACCCTTGATTTCACCAGAAGGCGCATTGATAGCTTTGTCGGCCATAGATTTGCCAATAACCTCGTTAAGAGGTTTCCCGACTGCTTTGCTAACATTTGACCTGACAATCACGCCATTCTTATCAATCTCAGCGCCAAATACATTCCCGCCATTTTTTTTCACTGTAATTGCCTTGCCACCGCCAACGTATGAATCCCACACAATTTCATCAGCAATTTGGCGCATTGCCTCTGGGTATCTTTCAACCTGACGCTTGCCTGTAGTTAGGCCCACGCGCTCGTAGCCGTTGTCGGCTGCGTACTTCAGCGCACGCTTGAGGGCGAGCTGATACCAAGTGTCCTTCATGGGCGCGTCGGGGACTGCGCCAGGGATTCCGCGATTCCGCAGGAACCGCTGTGCTTCTGTGACAGCACGGGCCTCATTGCCCGCCTCGACAGGCACATCGAGGATGTTGGCTACAAACTGGCCACTGGCCGTCCGCACTTCGTAGTAAGGTTGATCTGCTGAATTGTTAACGGTCGCCTTCAATTCCACAGCACTTATGTCTTTTGGTATATATCCCTTGTCTCGTCCAGCCTGATGCCAATCAGACTGCACTTCTTCGATCAACAGCATCTTCTTGCCGTCAGCGTCCACCCGGTCATTGACGCGGATGTGTGCAAGTACGTTTTCTTGATCCCAATGAGTAGAGCGGAAGGCATCAGAAAAAGGAACCTGCCCTCCAGGCCCAGGTTTTTCAAAGTTGCTACGCGGCAGCGTCAGCAGAATCTCGCGGTAGTTCTGGCCACCGGGCAGTGTGTAGCCGCCAAACTTTGCGGGCAGAGATCCGTTGACTGGATCAAGCTGCGCCATGTCGTTGGCCAGGGTCAGATAGTCGCGCTGGTCGGTATAGCCCCAGTTGTCCATGACCTGCTGCGGAGTCATTCCCTCGCGCTCGGCCACATAGGCAATGGCTTTCTGTGGGTCTGTGAATGTATTGTCAGCGCCACCCAGAGCGACCTCACGAACATCCACCTTGTTGGCCGCGATGAACTGCTGCACCTCTTCGCGGGTGACGTTCTTCTTACCCTTGAGGAACTCATCCAAGCCAATCCACTTAACCTCGTCAGCCTTGACGTTCTCGCCCTTGAGGATGTCATTGAGGAATGCCTGACCGGGGCCAGACTTGCGCTGGGTGTTGAGCGCGGCCTGTTCCACAGCGGAGTAGAAACCCATGTCTGACACGGGTGCTGCGGCTCTCGCCGGGGCGGCGCTGGGGCCGGGCGGCACCACGTTCGCCATCTGGCCGGTGCGTCGAAGATAGTCTTCAGCCATTTCACCGGCCTTAGGGGCTAGTGCCTTAGCGCCTTTGGCTACACCTTTTACAGCAGCTTTTGCGGCCTTGATCTGGCCAGCAGGAGCGACCACCTCGCCAATGGTTTCATACGGGTTTTGCCCGCCAGCCACCGTACCGACGTTGGCATCTAGCCATTTACGAATTTCATCAGTCTTGGGCATGATGGTCTGCTCGCTCATCCCACGCAGAAACGCATCAATCTTGCCCTCACCAGCGCCGCGATTGAACAGCTCTTTAATGCCGTAAGACAAAGCCTCGACATCACCCGGCAAGCCAGCAAAACCTTGAACGGCCCCTTTGAGCGTTGAGGCCCCTATGTCCAACATCGCCCGCGCAGGCTCAGTGATGTCCGACATACTGGGGCCAGTAATAGGCCGTCCAGTGCGAGCATTGATTCTCGGTGCAGCACCCGTCTGTTTATCAGGAACGGCCATACCTCTCAGATCAATCCGAGCAGGCCCAGCCTGTGCCACTTGGAACGGCTCAAAGGGCATCTCCTCGGCAGGCTCCGGCTCAGGCTCCGGGTATTGCACCGTGAGGTAGTTGTCGATGATCTGCTGCTCTAGCTTGCTGTAGGCCATTATTGTGACACCCCACGGAGAACATCAATTTGGCGCTTGATGCGTGGCGCATCCTTTTCGGAGATGATCTTCTTCTGCACAAGGTCATCCACATTGGTGCTTTCGTCGATGGTGAACCCATCAGTCACCTTCTTTTTCTTAACCAGTTCATCGACGTCGCGCTTTAAAGAGGCGCGGGCGGCGTTCTTGACGGCATCTTTTCCGTCGGCCTGCGTGTAAGCGGCATCTGCATCGCGGGCGAGTTGTTCGTATGGAATTGTCTGTCCAGGATTTTTAGTGCGGAACTCGTTGACCTTGTCCTTAAAGATGCCCTTGACCCGCTCTTCTTTTGCGATCTGAGCCTTGTTGGCATCAGTGGCAAACAGGCTCTGGACGTCCGGCACGCCAGCGGCGCGCCGGATGTACCGCAGTGCATCTGCCTCAGCCTTTGTCACGCCGCTGAATAGCCTGTCGCTAAGTTGGGAGAACTGTTTACCACTCATCCCGGCACGCATGGCGATGCCCCGCAGATCCTGATAACTGGCGATGTCCCCATTCACGATCCGGTTCTCAATGTCGGCCATGACGTATGGGTCGCCATCCTTGCTCTTGGGATCGAGAAACTTCTCAAGCTGCTCAATAGACAGCACGCGCAAGCCAGCCACCTCGTTGGCGATGTCCACCTTGCGCTTGTTGTTCGTGCCCGGCTGGAAATACTCGGTCATTAAGGTGTTGGCCTTGATCTCTCGGTCTCGCTTGTCTTTCTTCTCGTTCTCATCGCGCAACCGGATGTAGTCGGTTGCGTAACTCATGAACTCCTTTTCAATGTTCCGCACGGCCGCCTCATCGCGCTGTGGGCCGGTCAGCAATGACTTTAGCAAAGGAGAGTGGCGACCCAGCTCTCCCCTACGAATGCGTCCCGTCACATCCAGCGGGTTGCTGGCTGCGTTCTCGGGGGTATTTAGCTGCTTGACGATGATGTTGACCTTGGCCTCTTTGATCGCCTGGATAGCCTGCTGGCTGAACTGAGCCTGCAAGGTAGGGTTGGAGAGGGTCTGGGCTTGGCGCGTTATATCGCTCAGGAACACCTGCGCGTGCAGGTCGAAGGTTTCCGGCTTGTCCTCTGCTGCCGCCTGCAGGATCTCGCGGCGGTTGCGGAAATTTGCATCCACTCTGATGAGCGCCTGCTCCTGCGCCCGCTTGATCTCGGCGTTGAGCGCCTTTTCATATACGGCATTGCCGGTGGTGGCCATGGAGGCGCGGAACTTGTAGACGGCCTCCGGGTCGATCTTGGATAGCGTGCGGCCCAGCCCATCGGTCATGGTGTTGATCTTGGTCAGCACCTGCTCGGAGTTGGCTTCGCCCAGCTCCACCATCTTCAGCAAATTGACCAGCTCGGCATTGCCTTCCATCTCAAATCGTTGAGACAGTTGAAGAGCGCGGGCCTTGCGAACCGCCTGCTGGAAAACACTGACCGGGTTGCCGCCAAGGTCTAAGGTGGACAGGTTGCCGTTCTTGGCCGCCTCAAACTGCTCGGGGGTGAGTGGGTTCTGGGCAGCGAACTGCAGACCTTCTTGCTCGCGCAGTCGGAAAGAGTCTTGGAATAGCTGGGCGCTCATGCGATCCAGTGCATCAGCGATCTGGCTGGAGCCCTGGGCCTGCACTCGTGCTCCAATGGGCTCCACTGCCTGCGGGGTGACGCGCTGCATGGGAACATTGCCGCCGCCCTGCAGTTGGATGCGGCCAGAATCAATCAGTTGGGTCGCCATCGTTTAATCTCCACCCGATCCAGTGCGCCGCCACGTTTCAAGCGGATCTTTTTGGGGACTGCTTAAGCCAAACGGGTCGGCTTTGGCCAAATTGTATGCACCACGCGCCAGTGTGAAGGAGGACAGCATCCCACCAGTGCGGCGTGCGGCAGACGCTGCGGTCTCAAACTGGCCAGCACCGCGTTGGGCTGCGAACAAGTTCAGCGTGTTCTGTAGGTCGGTGGATTGAATCAGGGCGCTGGCATCCTCAAAGCCAAGCACGCGGGCGGTCAAGGCATTTAGATCTGCGACCCCCAGGTCGCGCATTGTTGCAGCCACGTTCTCAAGCTGAACACCCTCAATGGAACCGCTACCCAGCGCCACGCCGCTTGCAGCCGCACGGGCACGCAGGGCAGCGTTGGTCTTCCTCATGTTCCGCAGTAGGGTGTTGCCAGCGATCTGCCAGTTGCGGGCCTCGCTTTCTGCCTTTTGCAGCGTTCGGCCCACTTGCACGGCAGCGTACTGCTCGTCCATGTCGGCCCGCACCTCGGCAAGCGCCAGGGTGTCGCGGGCCTGCACCATGTAGGAAGTTTGCTGCTGGATGGCGGCAGCCTTCTGCCTCTCGGCGGATGCGTAGGATTCCAGCATCCCACCGACAGCGGTTGCCACACCAATCTGGACAGGAGTGTCTTTATTCGTTGCCATGGTCAAGTCCCAGAATGAACCGCCACGCGGTAGTCAAGCCCCAGCAAGGTCATCTTCAGCGGCAGGGTCTGCGCCACCTCAATGGCCTGCTCTCGGCTGTAGCCCAGCGCACCTGTCACGCGCTTGATGCCGGTAAAGGTGGGCTCGGGCAGATCCAGCAGCGGGTTGTCCATCAGACGGAAGGCCACCGGGTTGTTGTTGATCGTCATGTGCTGGGTGTCTTTGACCACAGCGTTGATCTCCACAATGCGCTTCTTGAAGCTCACCCGGTTGCCCGTCTGCAGCCGGATGTCTACAGGCATGGTCTTGACGTAGACAGAGATAGGCAGGCCCACCTCGTAGCTGGTGGTGCTGGAGCGGTCAAACGTGACAGAACCGCCCGCGCTCACGGTCTCATTGCCCTGGGGCACGCCGTCGCAGATCACGTTCAGGCTCTTGCCAATGTGCGGCAGGCCAGATGCACTGGCAGCCGACGCGCCTAAAAAAGCGCAATCTGTATACACATCGTCCCGGAACTGTTCAACAAAATAGCGATTTACGCTATTAAATGTGCGCTTGGTCACGCAATAGATGGTGTTGACATCCACGCCCACATCAATGAACTGGCCGTCCGTGGTGAACTCGCTGGGGCTGGTGATCTGCTGCGAGCGCATCAGCGAGAAGGCGGCAATAGATCCGTCAGCTTCGTTGGTCATCATCAGCAGATCTGACTCATCAGTGCTGGCAGCACGGCGCAGAGCAATGCGCTGCGGGGTCTTGAGCAGATGGCCAGACAGCAGCGAGATGCGCTGGGTGACGTAGGTCGCTTGCGTGTCCGTGAACACGAACTCGTTGAGGCTCTTGCCCTGGCGCTGGATGTAGACCGAGCCAGACTCCACCGACTGCACGCGGGTGCCGGGCTTGATGCCGTTGCGGCTGACCTGCTTGAAGGTGAAGGTCAGCGGGGTAATCGGGTCGCTGTCGCGCTGCGGCACATAGAACTCGCCGCCCGTGGTGAAGACTTGGAAGTCACGCGAGCTGATGATGTCGGTGATGACGTTCAGCTCGTTGGTGTCCAGCGTTGCCTCCACCGCATCGTCGTCTAGGGACTCAAATGGCACGAAGTCGAAGAACAGACCGATCTTGCTGCCCCAGATAGTCGAGGGCCGCGACTTGCTGCCGCCGAAGTACAGCCGCCCCTCATGGAACGACACGCTGCGCGGCCAGCCTTTGGTGCTGCTCCACACATCCTCATAGTTATGCTCCAACTCCCAGCGGCCAGCGTCAATGGCCGTAGTGTTGAAGAACGGGTATTCAGTGACGGCCTCGACCACAGTAGATGACACATACCGGGTGATCCTGGCGCGGCCTTGCGGTTGTGCATTGACATACTGGTTGACGGATTCTGTCGTCCAAGTGGTCACCTCATAGTTGCTGGTGCCATTGGGTGCAGTTGTCCAGGCTGGCGTTACTGTCGCCACCTTCGTGCTGCCGACGTAATCTTCAATGAGCCTGATCTGTCCAGCCCCGGTTCCGCTGGTGATGGTTACATACATCCCATTGTAGACATCGTCTGTCGAACTGGCCGTTGACTTTAGCGTGATGGTCGTGCTGCTGCCAGCCTGAGCCGCGCCGCTGTCGTGGTGCGTTGTGGATGCCGTCAGCGTCACGTTGCCAGACACACTGGACGGGGTCAGGGTAGATCCGTTATTAGTGTGAAAGTCAATATTGAAGGCGTACTTTGGGATGCTGTCAAAGGTGACGGTTGTAGAAGTCCAGCTTGCATCACTGCCGCCACGCACAATTTTCACCGGCTGCAGGTCAGGATGCACCACGATCAGGGTGTCAGCCGACTGCGTCCAACACATATCATCGACCATGTCGCTGGTGACAGTAGTGGTCAGATAGTTGTTGCCGCTTCCGTTGATGTTGGCCACCGCCACGCCATTCTTGATGATGTACATCCGTTGATGCGTGAAGCACAGCATATAGCTGTCGGTCACCGAGAACTGGAAGGGCACTAGCCGCACGCCGTTGCCCGCGCTCGGGGTGCTGCTGTTGGGCAGCTCTAGGATGTGCTTGGTGCCGGGACGGCGACGCAAGCCACCCTGGGGCTGGATCAGGACGTTCGTGGCTTTGGCCAGCGCGTTGTTGTACTGATCAAGCTCGACACGCGAGCGCAGCAGCGGGTCAAGCTCGCCCGTGCTGAAGTTGCTCTGGATGTCTACAAAGCGCGGCATCAGTACCTCGCGGTGATCAGAGTGTAATCGTCAATGACCTTGACGGCATTGTTCGCGCCGTCGATCTGCGTGGCCTGACGGAAGTAACCGCCACGCCCGTTCTCGCCAGCCTCACCTAGCGCCATGCGCCGCCAGAAGCCAGCTTTGTCCGACTGCTCGGTGATCGGCTCTGCGATATGCCAAGCCACCTGATACTTCAGTAGCTGCACAAAGTACTGAGGCATGGCGAACTCGCCCACGCTGTACTGGTAGTCGATGAAGACGCTTTCCAGGTTGCACAGAAGCTGGTCGCCCTGGATCTCCCATTCTTTGCGCGGAGTCGCACCCACAGCAGAAGTGTCAAACACGGCGCGGGGACTGCCTAAGCGGTCTCCGGGGAGCTGGTAGGCATACTTCCAGACGCTGGTCGGAGCGGTCAGCAAACGCGAGAGCTGCACCTTCTTGAAGGTAAAGCTCCAGGGATACATCATCAGCGTAGAGTCGCGGATGTCAGGGTACAGACGGTCACAGACGCTGGATTCATCCGTGCCATCATTGAATGAAGAAATGGCTTTTGCGCCTAGCATCAGCAGCGCATCAGAGCAGATGGTGATTCCAGTGTCGCCTGCGGCCATACGAACCTCTTAATGTGAGAAGGGCCAGCCTCCGATTTCTCAGGGGCTGGCCCGCTTGCGCTGACTAGTGTCAGTCGCCGTCAGTGGCCGACAGCGTGGTGCCGTCAGTCACATCAACCACGCCAGAAGCGTTGGAAACGACATACACCAGCGTGACCACGGCGGTAGTGCCGGTGGAGGTCACGCAGTGGATGACATCGCCAACTTCCAGCAGGCTGGACAAGCTGTTGAAATACCCGGCGGTATTCACATCAGCGATTGCGTCGGTGGTCTTGTAACCATACATCGACGGGGCGTTGCCGCGCTTGGACGCGGAGTAGGCGGTAAAGCCGTCAGCAGAGTAAGCCATTGTCAGCCTCCCCTATTAAGCCGCAGCCGCAGTGTCGCGGGCGGTGATTTTGACGATACCCTCGGAGTCGATAGCAACCGAACCCGCCGAGAAGAGGGCGTTCACCAGCCAGCTCGTCTTCTCAGGGATGTAGTTGATCTCGGTGCGAGGAGCGATGCCTTCAGCGTAGCCGATTGCGTCACGATGGAACGCGAACAGCGTGCGATCCGAAGAGCCGTCGATGGGCAGTCCACCCTCAGAACGGTCGCCCAGGACATGGAACGTAAAGCCCATGAACTGGTTGATCTCACCCTGAACCAGCGCCTTGACGGTGTTGAAGTCAGAACTCGTCACCGAGGTCTGCTCCAGCATCGAAGCCAGCGAGTTGGCGTGGATGATGATGTTACGGCCTTCAGCAGGCACGTTCTTGGTGTTGAGGATCTTGGCAGCCTCACGCAGCTTGGCAATGTTCATGTTGGTGTTAGCACCACCAATAGAGTTTGCCACCGTGCCGGTGCTGGATGCTGCGTTCAGCGCGTCGAGGATCAGTTGATCCTGGCGGCGGCCAATCGCGGCACCGACCACCTGGGCCAGCTCGCTGCGCTCATCAAAGTTGACCTTCTGCTGCGAGAAGATGTCGCTGTACTCAGCGGCATTCCAATCGCCCATCGTGCAAGTCACGCTGGAGAAGCCGACGTTCATGGGGGTGACATCGGTCTGGGTCACGCGGGCAGTAGCCACACCGCGACCAACTTTGGGGAACTTAACAGTGGAACCTTCGACACCCCGACGCTGACGCACAGCGCCCACCAGCATTGCTTTGCCCTGGTAGGCTTGTTTGACCTCAGCGTCGAACAGGGTCACAAAGGCGTTCGACAGAGAAACGCTCATGATTTACCTCTTCGGTTGTTGGACAGGGTTTGCGCGTCGGTGAGCCGCAGATGCGGGCCTGTGCTTGCTGCTTGCGGCAGCCACTCGTTGACATCTCGCCACGGTCAGGGTCGCTTGCGCGGTGGGCCTTGGTCTTGATTGTAGGGCTAATTTGACTTTGTCAATACCCCCACTGTTGCTTTGAAGAAAAAAGCCCCGGCTGGTTAGACTGGGGCAAATGGCAACGGAAGGAACCGAAACTATCCAAGCACCTGCGCGAACAGACGCTCGACCTTCTGGCGGTAGGCGGGGTCGCTGCGGTACTTAGGGTCGTTGACCATGGCATACAGCTCGTCCTTGGACGGCGCACCGTCCACCGGGGCCGACTCAATTGGCACCCAGCCCTCGT